GCCTGCATCTGGTGCGCCGCCCTGTTGCATAATTTGTACTAAACGTGCAACATCATCTGCTGTTTCGCCTGACATATTAATGCTCATTGAAGCCGCTTCATTAATTTGTTTAATTTCTTTCGGTCCATCCATAGAATCTAAAGTGTTCTCTAGGTCCGTTAATTTTTGTAATAGATCTTTCATATTATCCTCCTACAACTGCTTTAGTATTTTCTGAATCATCAATGTCTTTGCTTTCTCCTGCAGGAGCACCTTCCATTGGATCTATGTTTCGTTCTTTACGTGCTACTTCTAACTCTTTAAGTAATCCCATTACTCTGTTACCAGCAACATCGTCTTGTGCGCTCTCGCCACCCATATCTTCAGTTTCAAGTTTTGACTCGTAAGGTCCGTCTGCCTTTGGTTCTTGATACTCTTCTCTAGGATCGTTTGCGCCTCTTACCATAACATGGGCTTGTTCACAACTACAGCATTTGCAAATATAATCTTGCAATACTTGTGGAGTAGTTGGGTAACCTACTTCTGCATCGTAGTAAGTAACTTCCATATTTTGTAATTGTGGGAAGTCCAGTGGACGTTCCTGTATTGGTGTTTTTTTGCCATTTGACATACTAATTACATCAAACTTTTTAAGAGCAGTTTCAAGTTTATCTTGAAATCCTTCTGCCATTTCGCCTGCAAGACCAATTTTAAATTCGTAAGTCTTTTTAGACTCAGTTAATATTTGTGTAAATGTTTTCATCGACGGTATCCTCTATATACTATTTATCATTATCCATGTCTTTTAACCTCGCTAATAGACTGTTTCTATCAGTAACAATAGCGCCATGGCCGTTAACAATACCGCCATCTTCGATCGGATTATCTTTATCCTGTTTTTCTTTTTTAAGTTGTAAGTCAATCATTTTTAGTTTCTTATCTAATTTAGCAACTTTAGCATCTAATGAAGTTTTAAGTAAGCCGCCTGCAACTTCAAACACTCGACCGGCATAACGTGATTCAACGTTCATACCTAAGTCCATTAAGTCATCATATGCATCCATTGCTTTTTGAGCAACTTCATTTAATTCTTTATCGGCCATTTCACCTAAGCCTTTAACAGCCGGTAGTGCTGAACTAATTTTATCAAATTCTTCCATACTACGTCTAGTTTCTTTTTGCTCGGCTACTGCATATTTGGCTTGTTCGTTTTCTTGGTTAGATGCTTTCTTAATGATTTCTTTACTGTCAGGTAAATCTAGCAACTCTTGTAGTTTCTTTGTCATTTTAATATTCCATTAACTGCTACTATTATTTATCGTCTTCCGTTATGAAAGATATCCTTTTCAGTAACAATTCTAAAGTATATGCCCTTTTGCTTGCAGTATGCCCTAGCCGCTTCCCATTTCGCCTGATTTACGATCCACGCCGCTTGATTGTGTTTGGAACGCCCTAGTTTCTCTTTTAATGCTTGGTTTGAAGGTTTAACCTCAATTAGTTCAACATGTTGCTTACCTTTTGTATTGTTATAAACAATGAAAAAGTCTGGCACATATATGGTCTGTTTACCTGTTAACGGATTTCTATATGGTATCTTAATTGATTCACTAGCCCAGTGCCTAATGTTAGGATGATTGTCACACATTTGCATAAAAGCAAATTCCCAACTACTACGATAAGTTGGTGTTCTATTACCCATATACTTGTCCGGGTTTTTTAACTCAAACTTTCCCTGAGCAAACCGTCCCATAACGTTATACCACTATATTGCGTTGTTCTTGTTTAGTGTCTGGAAAGGCGGTTTTTATTCCAATTACGCTGACTTTAGATCTATTGAAATTTACAATCTCGCCGACTAAACTACTAATTTGCACTTCGTCAAGGCCTTTAAGTGTATCAAGTAATGTAAACACATTTACATCATCTATTTTTGCTTGTTGCAATAGTACAGTAGCAACTCCTGTTGCTGAACTTTCATTAAAGCCTCTTTTTAGAAAAAATCCTACTACTGAATCTACTTGTGTAGCACTGTATGAAATTGATTCTGAAAAATACTTATTAAAAAACTCTTTAACTTCTGATGAACTATCTACCGGAGAAATGTTTAAACTAGATGTAACTGTCATTATCTTGGTCCGTTCCTTTGTGATTGTAATGTAGTAGACGATGCACTACCTGCAACACTTGATGTTCTTGACGACGATGTACCTACTGGTCCAACAGAACTAAAACTGTTTGATGGTAAATTGTTTGCTGTTAATGCTTGCTGAACTCTTAGTTGATATGCAGAAGAAGCATTATTTACAGTGCCGCCGACTGTTGATGTTATGCGTGAAGCGTTTACTGATTGTTTTGGAATATTTAAATTCCTAATACCACTTACATTTTCTCGACTAATATTAGTTAGTGTACTTTTAAGGATATTAAATCCTTCTTGTCTTAGTCCGGCTTTAGTTAAACTTTTAGCATTTTTGTAAGTGTTGAATACATTGATTGCAGACCCTAAATTAAACGTGCCGCCTGCTAAATCTCCCAGTACACTACTAATGCCGCCTAACACGCCGCCCTGTCCAAGTAAACTACTTGTGCCACCGCCGCCAATACTTAATGGACTTGGAGTTTTATCGTAATGCGATGTAGCAAATCCTGCTGGACTATCTTCGCCTACTGCTCCTCGGCTATAATGCACTGCTTCGTATGCAAGTGTTATTTGGTTTTGCAACGGAGTACTGCCATCGCCAGAATCCATTTGATCATGTGTTAATCCTGTTATTAGCGGATTAACAAGGGTGAATGCAAGATATTGATGTCTTGCCATTTGATAGATTGTAATCTTATTAAAAAACGGAGTGCGATGATCATTATCTAACCCGTATCTATAATTTTGTGTTAATGAATCTTTGTATGTATTTCGTGGTGCAAATGGTGCCGATGCTCCTGCACTTCCATAGTTACCATCTCTATAATAGTATCTATAGTATGCTTCCATTAACGTACTAGTCAACCCCATATTATCATCATGAAATGTAATATTGATCGGATCGTATTCGATACTTGTTTGCAAGTTCTTTTTACGATTGTACATATTTTTTGTTGCTGTTTGCACTTGGTACTTAGGCAAGTCAACTGCTTTTACAAGCATATTAATTTCATGTGTATGCTTTTGACTTAGTTGTGGCACCATTTTCTTAGCATCTTCACTTAATTCCATTACCACATGGTAAAGAAACTTCATCTTTGGTGCTAATCGGAAAGCATCGTCAGTAAACAATCTTCCTGCGTGATCGTAACCCTTTAAGTTACCACCAGGATTTGTTGCACCCTGTAAAACATTATTTAAGAATCCATTAAGTATATTTGCCATACAAATATTTATCCATTTAAATTAACTGCGTATAAAATAAAAAAGAGGCCCTTAGGCCCCTTTTAAATTACTATGGCAATGTTACGAACTTAACCTAATCCGCCGCCGCCTGTTACTAGACTGTTAACTGTTCTACCAACTGAAGTACCAATACCTTCACCAACTGGTGACTGGATAGCGTTATCGTAACGTATTGATAAGCCGATTGTTACTGGTTCGTTTGAACTATATGCTAGTGTGTTGTAGTTAGCATTTTGGATAAAGCAACCATACAACTCAAATGTTTCTAATACACTTGGAGTATTTGCTCCGTTACCACCATCTAAGATTTCAATTCTTGTTACAAATTTGTAATCAATACCTGATGCCGCACTTGACTGTTCAAAAAAGTCAAATTGTTTCTGAAGTTGTTCACCAACTAGTTTTTGTACATTGTTGTTTACATCTTCACGCAAGTTAAGTGTAATTGGTTCCCAAGTTGGGCGTCCTGCTAAGAACGCTTTACTGTTGTAAATTGGGATTTCTAATTCCTCAAAATTTACTGTAGGGCGTGTTACGTCTACTACCTGCTTAGTTAGTTCTGTTGTCGGTGTACTTACACCAAAGTTCTCAAGTGACACTCTAAAACGATATTGCAGTTTCGGCATCAACAACCCTTGTGTTGATGAACTGCTATCGCTCGCTAGTGGTACTGTAATTTTTGAGAGTGTTGAAATTGCCATATCGTTTTGCTCCTGTTACAAGTATTTATCATTAATGAGCCCCATATTTCAGAGGCTCATTTTATGAATTATAATCCTGCAATCTCTCCTGTATTCTTAAGGCGTAATGGAATGTAAATAAATTCTACTGCCTTAACTGGTTCAATTGCAATGTCTAAGTATAGTTCGTTTCTATCAATTCTGCTAGGAGTGTTGTTAGATTCGTCACATACTACAATGTAGTCATATAGTGCTCTACTACCAACTAACTCAAGCATTAGACTTTCTGCTGCCGCACCTATCTCATCACGTGTGATTTTATCATTTGGTTCAAAGATATATGGTTTAGCAAGTTTGTTAAGTTGACTACGCATGTAGATAACAAGCCTTGCAACGTTAACACGATCTAATGCACTTGCATTTCTAGCACGAGTTTTTTGTCCAAAGCATACAAGTCCTGCACCTGTAATAAACGTAATTGGGTTTACACTAATTCCAAACAACGTATCACGTTGTCCTTCGTTTAGTGCAATACTTACAAATTCGCCTTCTGCACTCACATAACCTGTTGCTGTTGCGTTAGTAATGCCGCCACGTCTTGTACCTGCTGGTGCAAACCATGGAAACGATACTTGATCACTTAGTGCAATAGTTCTTAGCATCATATGACTTGGCGGAACAACAATGTTATTTCCTGCGTTATCACTGCTAAAGCCCCATGGATAGTAAACACCTAAGTATTCATCTCTACTTACAAGTCCGTCACTATTATCTTCAACTGCTAGGTTAACATTTGTTCCCCATTCGTTAATTGAAGTAGCACTTGAATCAAGTGTTGCTGGTGAATCACCTACAACAAATGCTGTTAAGCCTCTGTCATAATTTAGTGTAATCATTTCACCAATTAGTTCTGGATATCCTGGTGCTGCCATTAAGTTGAAAGTACGTGACTCATCATCACGGATTTCTTGGTTACCGTTAATCTCTGCTTGCATTGATTGTACAACAACTGCTCTCTGTGCTGATTGACCAAACTTGCCTGAACCGTCTGCATTATTTGCTGACTCAGTTACCCACTTGTGTGGGTAATAAGACGCCATTGATGCATCACTCATACGCTCGTTTGTTTTTGTAACATCTACAGAGTTACGTACAAATTTCTTAACATTAAATCCGCTTCTACGTAAGTTAAACAACAACATACCTTTTGGATAAAGTGCTGGATCCGGAGCATCACTATCTAAGAAGTTACTTTCAAGTAACTCTGGAATAGTTCCTTCTAGACTATTAGCACCTGCTGTTGACCAACGTGCGTCAGCAAATAATATGCCGTCTTGTGTTGTTTGATCGCCGGAATCAATTAATACAAACTTAGCCTTTGCTGTACTCCAACGATAAACTTCTGGATACTTGTTAATGTTTGTAGTGTTAATCCAAATATCACCATTTCTTAGTGGTGTACCATCTGATTGTCCTGTTAGCATTGCTGGTTCTGTAGCACTTACAATTGGTCCTGCTGGATCAGTTTTGTCGCCTGCGCCTACCGCATAATATGGACTTGATGCGTCTAAGTATCCGACCCATGTAGTACCATTATGAACCATAATGTCTGCTTCGTCTACAACACTGTTGTACCATAGTGTACCATCTACTGCTAATGCTGTTGGAGCAGTTGCACTATTTGATGCAGTTAATACTTTCCAATTTGAAGCAAGGAAGTCAGCATCAGTATCACCTGCTGGAGCCGCATACAAGTTAGTAGTATCTGATGTACTAAAACCAATTTCTGCTAAATGTCCGCTTGTGTCTGCAATTCTAATTTCGCCGCCTGTTGCGTGTGAAATTACAACTTTGTTTGTTGCATCAACACTAGCAGTAACATTAGTTAAGCCTGCTGTATTAATTGCACCAGCAATATGATCAGCATCGCCTGCATCACCATCTACTGCTTGAGATACTGTTACAGGTGTTGTCATGTTAGCACTTCCAACAATTGACTCTGAAAGTGTAAATGATGCTGTACCGCTTGATGCTTGTGTACTAACAATACTCGAAGTAACTGTTGTTGCGCCTGTTGAATTACGCTTGTACACTTTAAAGTTTGCTACTACGTCAGTTGCTTCTGCGTCATTTGACTTAACATAAAGTGATGCAGTACCTAAGTTAGCGCCGCCTCCTGCTTTATCAAGTGATGCTAATGCCGCTTGTGGCGTAGCATGAATTGGAACATCTTTAGCATCCCATAATGCTGTTGCACTATTCCATGCTTTGATTGACCATTTAGCACCTTTGTTAGGTGTAGTAGTTTTCATCCAAACACTGCCTGTTGGACGTGGAGTCGAATCGCTTGCACCAAACTCGGGAACACTTGTATGTGGTGCGATATTCAACGCTGGAGCCGCATATGTTCCTGCTACAAGACCCATGTCGCCCATTGCGCCTGTGCCTTCTGCTAGTACAATATTTGCACCTGTTGAATGTAATCTTAGTATATCGTTTGCCGCTTCAACACTTGCAGTAACACCTGAAATACTCAAGCCGTTAATTACTGCCGCTAATGCTGTTGCGTCTGTTGCGTTTGCTGTAACTGTAGTAGAGTTAATTGTTAGACTCTTACCACTAGTAGTTGTTGCGCCTGCTGTACCTGATACTGTAGACCAACTTGCTTTCCAAGCAGTTGAACCTACCTCAACCCATGCACCACTTTCATTCTTATAATAAAGTTTCTGTAGTGTGCTTGCCGCTGTTACAGCATAATCGCCAACTGCACCAACTGATGTTTTAGGTGCGCCTGAAGCAACTCCGCCAACTAGTTGTGTTAATGATGTAATTACAGTCGGTGTCTTATAAGTAAATGATTGTCCACCTACTGTTGAAGCCGCCGCCGCATTCCATGCAAATGTGCCATATATAGTAGTTGCTGTATCTACCCAATATGTTCCGTCTGCTGGAGCACTTGTTGGTGCATTTGCAGATGCAGTTAGTCCTGCAAGATCAATTCCTGCTCTAACAATGTATGCTCTGTTGCTTACGCCTAATAATGAGTAAGCCGCTTGTAGACCATATTCGTTTAACTCGCCAGCATGTATTGGATTATTATTTGAATCCGAATAAAACTTTGGTTCGCCGAATGTTTCTACTAAATCTCTTTGTGAGGTAACCAAGTAAGGTTTACCTGCGTTTGCCGCTGTTGTACCAGGGGCTGTGCCTGTACCTGCCCCATTGGTTTTATCCTGGGCAGTGGCAACAAAAATCATAGGTACGGTGCCTGGTTCGCTGGGCGTGTAAAAACTTTCGTCTATTACTTTAACCTCAACACCTGGTGATGATAATGCCATTTCGTTCTCCTTAATAAAAGTGTTCGTAGTATTTATGCAGAATGAAATTAATAGGCTATATATCACCAGGAAAAAAGGGGCGATAAAGGTGAGGTAAATACAATATGAGACCTTTATGCCAATGCAAACAAAGACCTGCGGCCATTAATTACAAAAAGAATGGTAAAACATATTATCGCAAGAAATGTGAAGTATGTTTAAAGCACGGAGTTAGTCACGGCATACCTAAATGGAAACAAAGAGGTTATGTTAAAAAAGACTTTTGTGAGAAGTGTAACTATAAGAGTATACACCAAGAACAATTTGATGTTTATCACATTGATGGAAACTTAGACAATGCATCAGTTTTAAACTTAAAAACTATCTGTGCTAACTGTCAACGCATTATGCAAAAGCAAGGGGTGAAGTGGAAACAAGGTGATCTTTTACCTGACTTTTAAGTTCTTCTAATCCTAAGTCATTATGTATTACAGTACTAAAGTCAACGTTGGCCCAACGCCATTCTGACTCGTGTACATCTTTTGGTTCTACGCCAATGTCTTGATACATACGCATCCATACTGGATCTTGGCCTCTTCTAACACGCCATACATAACCATTTAGATTAGAAATCATACGTGCTTCATTAGGAAATCTTACGTCAGGAATAACATAGTTTTTTGAAGGGTTATTAATTAATATTTGTTTTACAGAACTTACCCATACACCGTCGTCAAATCCATGTCTCATGCAATCAGTGCCAAATTCTTGTAATACTAGTCTAGGCGTAATAGTACGGCCAGTTTCCTTTGTCCAAAACGTGTCTTGTGTTTCTCTCCAGTCTCTAGATTCTGGAGTATCACCTTCTAACATTGCACGGTCCCAACCAAACACAGTAGCAACTCCGTCTTTTAGTTTATCAGCAAATGATAACTTTTCAAAACCATAATCTTCTACTAGCATATCTGCAACAGTTCCTTTACCGCAACCGATAAGCCCACAAATTCCTATAATCATATTTTAAGTCCACAGGTGCCGCCGCCTACAGTGCCGCGAGCAAAAAAGTTAAAAGCCAAACTGTAGCGTGGCATGTTTGATAAATTTTCAAGAACTCGATGTTCTAAATGACTCGGAAACATAACAACGTCACCAGGTTCTGGAGTGATAAAAAACTCAGATGTAGTATACATTGATGTGTCACTATAACTTACTCTAACAGTATCAGTAAATAAGTTTGTATACAAATGTGATTTATTAAAAACAATGTCTCCTGAAGTATCGTTAGATTGTATATAGTATACTCCGCTAATCATTGCATTACTATGCCAATGTGATACACTATGTTGAC